AAAATACTCTATTTAGTTTGTCTAAGGCATTTAACGATGCTGATGAGTATAATCAATTTAAATCGCAGTTTGCACCCAAAAGCGAATCAGCTAAAGGGCTAGAATCCTCAACGGAAGCAAACGGCACATCACAAAAGGAATGGAAAATGAATCCAGAAGAAATTAAACAAATGGTTGCAGACGCAGCAAGAGCCGCAGTTGAACAAACAACTAAAGCAATGCAAGATGCAGCATCCGCTCAAGCCGAAACTGAGCGTACAAAAGCAGCTGAAGAGGCTTCCCTAGAAGCACGTATTAACGCTCGCGTTAAAGCAGCTGTAGAAGCCGCTACTCCAGCAGCAGCAGTTCAATCTGGCGAAACAGGTGCAGAGCGCCTATTAGCTGAAGTTGAAAAACGCTTCGAAGAGCAGTCACAAACAACTAAGCAAGTTTTAGATAGCCTACAATCAGCTCTAGCTGAAAAGTCTGCTGAAATTGCGGCTATCCAAAAGTCAAAAATGGCTTTCTCTGACAAGTCAGCTACTGACGGTGTTACTTACCAAGAAAAAGAGCAAGCAGTTATGCTAGCCACTATCATGGGCAAGTCTATTGACCAAACTAAGTTTGGCCGTACACTACTAGAAAAATCTAGCACAGCTCACGTTCCAGGTGCTACACCTTGGGAATTAGAAGTACAGTTAACAATGGAAGAAGCACTACGTCGTAGACTAGTTGTTGCTCCTTTGTTCCGTCAAATTCCAATGAAGACCAATGTATTAAGTATTCCAGTAAATCCTGAAGTAGGATCTGCAAGCTGGGTTACAACATTCAGCGGTGGAACAGCCCTAGAAACAGGTTCTGGCGGTTCAGCAGTAGCACACAAGCTAGCTGAAGTTACTCTAAATGCTTATAAAGTAGCAACTAAAGAGTATGTTGGATATGAAGAAGAAGAAGATTCTTTACTAATTCTTCTACCTATGATTCGTGATGCTATGGTTCGTCGTTGCGCTAAAGCAATTGATGGTGCATTACTAACAGGTGACGGTTCCACAGTACCTATCAGTGGTTTAGCTTCTCGTGCTGGTACTTCTGGTACTAACGCAGCTCTACTACAAACAGTAGCTAACGGTGCTGTAAGCATTGCTAAACTACGTGGTCTACGTGCACAACTAGGTAACTACGGTATTGATCCAGCTGACGTAGCCTACATCGTTAATAACGATACATACTACGATCTATTAGAAGATACTAACTTCATGACTATGGAAAAAGTTGGTCCTCTAGCGACCATCATCACTGGTCAAATTGGTATGATTGGTGGTTCTCCAGTTATCTGTACAGGTGAACTAGCAGCTAAAGCAACTGGTGCGATCACTGGCCTAACAAATATTGCTGCCCTTGCAGTTTATATTCCTAACTTCTTAGTTGGATCACAACGCGGTCTACGCATTGATACACAAGAGTTAGCAGCTGAACAAGCTCGTGTAATGGTTGCTTCTATGCGTGTTGGCATGACACAAATTACAGCTAGCCAGGGTGTTAAAGCCCTTCGTTGGACAGCTTAATTAGTTAAGTAAGTAAGACAGGACTTCGGTCCTGTCTTTTACATGTCCTGCTAGTCAGGATATGTAAAAGACAAAAGGAAACAGTATGGCCAATCTAGTAACCAAAGCAGAATATAAAACTTATGCAGGTATATCTAGTACTACCCAAGATACTTTAATTGACTTCTTAATTCCAAAAATATCTGATGCTGTAAGAATATTTTGTAGAAACCCTCTAGTGGATTCTCAAGAAAGCGTTACAGAAGTATTTGATGGAGGCAACGCAGTATTAGTGCCCTCTAGTGGGCCAGTAGCAGCAATTTCTGCTGTGCAATACTCAACTGACTATGGCAAAACGTTTACAGACATGGTTCAATACATAGACTGGATCTATGTACAAAAAGAACAAGTAGTTAAATGTGTATATAATTCAGTATTCCAGCTTAGACCAGCAGGATATAGAGTAACATATACAGCCGGAAACGACGGATGCCCAGAAGGATTAAAGCTAGGAGTATTAGAGTTTATTAAATATTATATGCAAAATGAAGGAACAGTACACTCTAGTTCAGCCCCGGGCGGTTCAGGTGGACAAATAGAGTATATATTAAACAGTAAACTACCAGCGTCAATCCAGCGTATTTTTGATCAATACGCACTAACGGTAAATTAATATGTCAGTAGCGGAATTCAGTCAAACTCTCAGAGATAGAATATTTAGTAAATTTAATCAGATAAAAACAAGAAGTTTAAGAGACGATTATACTAAATTAGTAGACTCTGAAAAGTTTCGTAAGAAGTATGAAGCTGCCAAGTTAGGTGCTTCTTCCGTAATTACTGAAGGATCTTTAAATAAACTAATACTTAGCTTAAGTAAAGATATAGAAAACGATACCTTAAAGTCAGCTACAAATAGATTTTTAAAGACTATTGACTTAGAACACTTTGTTAGTTTTATAAATACTACGGACTACTATAAAAATCTAGTAGCTAATAGTAAAACTGACTTTACTTTAAAAGACGTTCCACAAGCAACTTTACGATCACTGTTTCTTCAATATATAGACATTCAACTAAGTAATTTTGGATTACCTCATGCTATAGAAGTTGCAGTATTTGAGCATATAACCGAGAATACTCAATCAGGCCACTTAGCTGGAGTTTTTTCGTTGCGTTTAAAAGAAGCACTATTCTTAGACGTTACAAGTACAGGTACAGGGTACAGAGATTTTAAATTAGATCTTGGTGAAGGCGTAGATAAGACCTCCATCGATACCTTAGAAAGAATAATGAAAGTAGTCCTAGATGCAGACTATTTAACAAGTAACATTGTAGATAAAGAGTATATATTTGCAAAAGCAACAAAAACAGTACTAGGAAATAATCCTAGCTTACAGGTTGAGCTTCAGTATAAAAAAGATAATGAAGATGCAGGTAAACTACTAAAACAAACAGGTAAATACCTTAACGAATTAATTAACACAGTTTCATCAAGAACCGGAAGATCAGATAAAGATGCTACGGATAGTTTTAGAAAATTAGTAATTAGTTTAAAACCGTTAACTGAGTTAGTATTAGCAAAAGCTGCAGAATTACAAAGTATGCCAAGTAGTAAAGAACTTGGTGATTTAATTTCAGGCGATGCTAGAGCTTTAAATCAACTAGCTACTGCTTTAATAAATACCAAAGGTTCGCCTTCTCTGAAGGCTTCAATTGGTAAAAATATAGCAAATATAGTTAAAACTGGTAAAACTTTAGACGCAGTTACTACACGAGTAACTCAACAAGTATCTAAAACTACTAAAGTTAAAGAAATACAAGATGTTAATAAAGTACTTAAGCAAGTAGGTAAAGCCCTTAAACAAGTACAACAAGAAGTTAAAAAACAAAATAAAGTATCTGGAAAAAAGCAATCAACTAGTATTGCTATATCAGATAGACTAGAACGCATGCCTTCTTTGGCATCCTTGCAAGCATATATTAATGAAAACCTACAGAGTGTAATTTCAGCCAATATGGGCGGAGGTACTGAACGCAATGTTTTAAACTATCGTAGTGGAAGATTTGCTGAAAGTGTAACAGTTCCTAAACTGTCAAAAAGTAGGCAGGGTATGATAACTGCTTTTTATACCTACATGAAAAACCCTTATCAAACTTTTGAACCAGGATTTAAACAAGGTAGCCCGGCATCAAGAAGCCCTAAGTTGCTTATCTCTAAGTCAATTAGAGAAATTGTAGCAAATAAGGTAGGTAACCAATTAAGGGCACAAGCACTATGACTCGTAGAACCTCTATTGTAAAAGCGATTGCTGAAAAAATGCAAACGCAATTAAACGGTATTACTTATCCATCAAATGTATATGGTAATGCCTATCCCACGTTAAAGTTTTGGGATGAAGTAAATGATTTCCCTTGTGTATATATGAGTCCGGGTACTGAAATTCGTCAATACGAACTTTCAGCATTTGCCTGGGGCTTAATGAATGTAAGCATAAAGGTTTATACCCGTGGAGAAGATGCTCAACTACAACTTGAACAGTTGCTAGAAGATATTGAAAAACTACTAGAAAGTAATAAAAATCTAGTATATGACGCCACAAAAGATCTGATAACTACTGAAATCTTAGTAGTATCTATAACAACGGACGAGGGACTGTTAAAACCTTATGCTGTTGGAGAAATTAACATACAAGTACGTTATCAAGTTATGTATGTATAAGTAGCTACAGAGCTATTAACAAATCGTATCCTAACGCACCAATCACAGATAAATATCTAGTAATGTGTCCGCAGGATGCACAAAATTAAAGGAATTAGATAATGGCAGCAACATTTAATCTAGTAAGAAATAGTAGAG